GAGATTGGTGTACATCACATTATACCTAGAAATTTTAATATCGAAACTGATTATTACAATAAGGGTATAATAAAGGCAAGCGATCTAAAAGATGGACACTATTATTTAGGAAAAGGCAGGAATTGCATTTATTGTAAATGGGATGCTAAAAATAAACTAATGTGGCATCAAAGATTTACATTTGGATGCTATATGATTGATAATATTAACTATATAGATAATGATAATGGATTTGATCTATTTATGGCAATTGAAGAAGTAGACGAAGCAACTGTTCCAAAAGAACTAAGAGTTGATGAATTCAAAAGATAGTTTAAAAATGGTCCGTTAGCTCAGCTGGATAGAGCAACTGCCTTCTAAGCAGTAGGTCCCAGGTTCGAATCCTGGACGGATCACTATAGGTTCTTTGACATTAAAGTATTGGCGATAAAATTGTTCATCGCCTCTATTTAAATAATGAGATATAAATGAATGCTCGGGTGGCGGAATAGGTAGACGCGTTGGACTTAAAATCCAATTTCCATTGCGGGAGTGCCGGTTCGATCCCGGCTCCGAGTACAAAAACGTTCTTTGAAAATATTAATTCACCTGAGAACAATAGACAGTGATATAGAGTAACAGCCATATTTTCTGGTGACGAAAGAAAGGAAGGAGCTGTCGTTTTATTGATAGACAGTGGGTGATGGGGTGACACACTCAGGCAAAACACCTGTAACTGACTCCTATCACAGCTCTTGCCAAAGAGCGTTGTCTGTTGTTCTGTAGTGCTAGCTGTTAAGCTGGGAGGAATAAGGGTTAACAGTACTCCCGTTAAGCTCAGTAACCCCGAAAGACACAGGCTATCCAGAGTGGTATCTGGCAGGTGATATTTTATTGAGAGAGAGAGAGTGTTGAGGACTTTAATTGATATACTTAATACAGACGAATCCAGTCTGATCTCTCATCTTATTAGCCCAAATGGCGGAACTGGCAGACGTGCTAGATTTAGGATCTAGTGTCCATTGGACTTGTAGGTTCGACCCCCACTTTGGGTACAAGTGCTTCTACAAGTGTAACGGCTCGCTACCGTTGCATGGCCTGGGGCTGACGGCGTCCGGTGATCTTGCCAGTGATCTATACTAGTCATGATAACTGCAGTAAGGCATTGGGTCAAGCGGTCAGGATGGATGGGTTCGATTCCCGTTAGAAGCTCAATTATTACAAATGGACCTTTAGCTCAGTTGGTTAGAGCACCGCACTCATAATGCGTAGGTCGCAGGTTCGAGCCCTGCAAGGTCCACTCTATATTGGAGAGGTGGGTGAGTGGCTTAAACTAGCAGTTTGCTAAACTGTCGTACTTAGAAATGAGTACCGGGGGTTCGAATCCTGCCGAGGTTACTAGATATCTAATCCTCCCCGGTCTATCTTAGAAAATTTTTCCAAGTCTCCAAAGGCTCTATAGGATTTTATCTTATCTTTTTTCTTATCTTTCATTACACCCCATACATTTGGTTTCATTTTCATATGATTAATTACTATGTAATGAACTACTTCGGGGTCTGCTCCAAGCTCACGTATCCACTCTGAGTATTTTTCAACTAATTTAGCGCTGACTTTTTCATGACCATGGGCAGTAGGCTGTCCAGTTTTAGGACTAATTTCATAGGTTTCTAATTTACCCAGATCATGAAAGAAAGCAGCCACAGCTAGATCTAGGTTATCTGGATGATGTTCAACCGCTCTTCTAAATACTGTTATTACATGCTTAAGTGTATTTCCCTCGGGATGCCACTTTGGGTTTTGAGCAACATTTTTCAGTGACATTGTTATTTCAACTAGCTCACCTGGTGCTCTCAATAGAATTTCCTTAAAATTCATTTGTTGGTTCTTATTTTCCCAAATTTTAAAATCCAGTATGTAATCTTTAACTACCAATTTTCAAAAAGTTTAATGTACTTTAATTTTCCAGAATAGTTAATATTTTCAAAAGGTCGATCTCCACTATTTTTGATTCCCATTAATTCATTATACTTTTCATTAGATATTTGATGATCTGAATAAAACTCAGCTAGCTCATTTTCTTTTTCCTCTTTGGCCTTAGCATAGATGTATTCGGGGAACCCTGGGAGACCTAATCTCTTGGCGTTATAGTTTAAGTGTCTTTGTAAATCGTTAGCCAACTCGTCCTCTCTAAGTTCAGTATCGGGATTATCCTTCAGCAGTTGGTCTACATATGGAACAACATAATCTGCGCCTAGTCTTTTTCTTTCATTTTCCGCAAATTCATTCATTCTATCGTTTATTTCTCTGGTAGTAACTATATCTGACATTGCTTGTTTTTCATAATCAGATAGCGCCTTTCCAGAATCACCGAGAAACTTTACAAATTGCTTAGCAATAAAAGATCTTAGTCCTCTTACTTTTAATCCTTTATACGCAAATAAGTCGGCTACTTTATCTAGATAATTTTTTGATTTTCCGCCTGCTTTAGATAGAAATTCATAGTAGTCTGCAACATCGTCAGATGTTTTAAGAACTGATTTCATAGGTCCATCTGGAAATTTCTTATCTATATTTGAAAATGTAGCAATTTCATCTATTGGTATTTTTTCTGGTTTAGCTCCCTTTCCGGCAGTTACTATTAAATGATCTCCTTCTTTTACTACTTTTCCACCTTTTGTTGCTAAGGCTTTTTCCATTTTAGCGAAATTCTCAGCTGCCTTTTTTGTCATTTGAGTAGCAATAGGTGTATCTATTGTTTTTGCGAAAGTAGTTAAGTTATCAGCAACTATTTTACCGTAATCGGCTATCTTTGTAAAAAACTTTTTTAAAGGCTTTCCAATAAAAGGAACCCATCCAACTGCTTTAGCGATAACACTCTCTAGTAAAAAAGAAACTGCCTTTGAAATATTAGCAGCTATTGAAGCAGCAGATTTTTTAATGAAATTTAAGAATCTTTTTGATTTTGCAAAAGTTCCTCCAGATTGCTTAGCTAATACTTCAGCTGATTCCTCAGCTATTTCTTTTCCAGCTCCGCGGTTAAATAGTTTACTAAAAGGTCCTGAAAAACGTTTTGCAACTCCCTTAAAACCAAGTGCAATGGTTCCTCCAAATGGAATCATTGCTAATAGAGATATTATTCCTAGGATATATTTTCCTCTAAAAAAGTATATCATTGCATTTATAAAATCCGCAACCATACCAAGGGGAAGTCCAACAAAGGTAAAGGCATCTCCAACAACTCCAATAAAATCTAATACTAAATGAAGAATGCCTTCTGGTTTTCCTCCCTCAGTTAAAGTATTTAATAAGTTCTTTAGCGTTTCAAGTATTCCTCCACTCGTATCTGGCATGGATCCAGCATTTTGGACTAGCGATTCGACTTCAGCTTTAAATCCCTGAGACGTTAGTTCAGCTGCCTCTTGTTCGTTTAATCTTTTTACTTCAGTTCTCAATATAGAACTAGAATAAAATTCAGATTCAGATAGAGACTTAATATTGTACATAAAATTATCAAAATCTAAAGCTTCTTCTATTTTGTTTGAAAACTTACTTAGCTCCTTTAGTAAGCGCTTGCCTTCGGCTGATTCTAAATCTTGAGTGTATTGTAAAGTTAAATCCATTTAAATATAGCTATTTGTTTATATTATATATACGAAAAAAAGGAGATGATTTAAATCATCTCCTCCTTTACATAAGTTATTTATTAGACTAATTAAAATGGTAAATCATCTCCATCACCAGATGTATCATTTACTTTTATATTTTCCTCTTCGAGATTGATATGAGTTGCTTTAATATCGTTGAAGTATTCGGTTTCTCCGGTATTTGGATTTTCCCACTGTCTGCCTTCTAGTGAATAGAAAACAGTAATTGAATCACCTTCTTCATAATCATCGATAAGAGAACATTCGCCTTGAATCAATGAAAATTTAACATAATTGTCTCTATACCCACTTCCTGGAACATAGACTACAAATTGCCTCTTTTTAAATTTATTAGTTATTTGTTTTTCTTCATATTTTTTGTGAAGTACGCCTTTTAATTCTCCCATGATTATTACTTTTTATATTAATTAAATAAATTGAGTTGATCTCCATTTGAAACAGGTTCATTGCATTCTATGCGACCAACTTTTCCATTTGTATTTACTATATCCATTAAATTCTTAATTATTTCTTTAACAGTTATTGATGAATCTGAATGTTCTTTCCAATATTCAAAGGATATTTCTCTCATTTCATTTCTAAATACGGGATCACTTGAAAGCTTTTCCATTGCTCTAGCGACAAGATCAAAATTACTATTGTCTAATCCAATAGTTCCAGTTTTCAAGAAGCCATCTCCAGATATAGAATTTCCAGTTTTTCTATGAATAACATTATCACAAAAATGTTTATGAAAGATTGGAATAGTGCCTGATGCAATACATTCTGCATGACAGTTTTCAATGTTATTACCATACATTTCAGGTTTTAAGTGATATAGATCTGATCCATATGCACTAAGGCTCATTCTTTCCATTGCACTTTGATTTTCATACGGTGGATAAAGATATGCTCCTGATCCTGGAGTTTCTGTTCCATGTAAATCTTCGCTAAATTTAACTTCTCCTAATTCTTTACGAGGTCTAAAGTAATTATTGATTTGATGATCTTCATATAGAGGATTGTCATTTTTATCATATAAGATTCCTTTCCAGCCAATAGATGCCTCTAGTCCTTCTAGAACGGTAATGTATCCTCTTTGCATTAATTCAGATGCATGAAAATCCATCATTAAATTAGGTCCTTTCCAACCTGAAAGTCTTCCAATCCAACGAACAGTTTTAGCATTTTGTAACTCAATAGGTTTCCAATAAGTTTCACGATGCCCATCATAATCAAAACCAAGAGCCATTTTTCTAAATGGAGTTTTTACCCCTTCTCTTTTTGCCCAACGAGTAAAATCAGATGTTAGGGAATGAGTCATTAATACATCTACAGAATTACATATTTCATCAAATTTTGCATTTCTACTTAAAGATTGCATCTTATGATCTAATTGAACAATTCCTTTTGGTATATCAATACCTTTAACCAATTTTACAAAGTTGTCTTGGCAATCAACTGGGTGAGTCTTAGAAGGAACTGAATAAATCAAACACATTTCAAAATTTTGATTTATTTCATCAATAACTCTTTGAGTTTCCTCCATGTCTCCACATTTAAACTCATCTTTATCAAAATTCATGGTATCTCTACGAGCCCATTTTTTATCGATTGTTGCAAAGATTTTAGTGTTAGGAGTTGCCTTTTCAAATTCAATAGAGCATCTAGTTACTCCACATCCTTCTACGCCTCGGCCTAGTATAATAGCAATTTTCATATTATTTTTATTTTTGATTTTCGTAATTTTCAAGACCTTGAAGATACGCTATTGCGTCTAATAAATTGTCTTGTTTGTGATTATAACTTTCTCTAGATAACTTAAGGGCTACCATTGCTAAAAACATATGTCTCCCTTCTACTTTAATTCCAGTAGATGCACTAAAAATTGAAGCAGCTCTGTCCATTCCTTCAGAAAAAGGACCATACATTCTTTCTTTTTCTTCATCCCTTTCATTGACTATTTTATGCGCCTGTTCACAAAGAGATGCCGATTGATTTTTAGTATTGCTCATATTTTGATTATTTAGAATAGACTCAGGATATGTTGATTTAATGTAGTTATTCCACTGTTCTTTTTTTCTTCCATTAATAAAGAACCACCCGAATTTTAAATTAAACCATTTTACAAAGTCTTTCATATGTAAACATTTTACATATATACTATACTAAAAAAATAATTAAAGTTTTACTTTTTACCCAGGACAGATTTAGGCTTTGGTTTTTTCTTAAGCTTTAAATTGGCTTTAGACTTAGATTTAGACAGATTTTTTAAATCTTTTGATGAATAGAAATTTGCTATTCCATTTATCATTACTTGGTATTTATTAAGAGCAGAGTTTATTCCTATTATGGTTCCAACCTTACCCTTAATAGAAACCCGCTGACCTATTTTATAGGAGCGGGTTTCTTTATAATTTCCATCAAAACTTTCGTTTAATGAGCCACTAATTCTTTTTTTTTCAAATCACATTCTACGAATTCTTCGCGTAAAGTGTTTATTTTGAATTCTAGCTGCTCTTTAATGTCCTCAAGTTGATTAAAGAATTTAGAGTCAATTTCTCCTGAGTTTAGATTTACATTTATTTTTTCTATTTGCTCTTCTAATTTTTGAATATTTGACTCAATCATGCTTTTTCTTTCAGTTAGAGCTTTAACATTAGACCTATGCTCGTCTAATTTAACTTGAAAGATAGAACTAATATCATAATTAAAGTTTTCTAAGACATAACCATGTAGTTTATACTCATTAACATCACTCTTCCAAACTCTTTCAACTTGATTTAGCTTTTCACAAATGTGATAGTCTCCTTCTAATTCCAATACCATAACTTGTTTTCCAGTCTGCTGATTAGTTAGAGTTTTAATAAATTCTAGGTTAAAGATACTTGAAGTTTCATTTAGTACAGTTTTAACAACATTTTTAATGTTTGAACTTTCCATTACCAAAACTTCATTAAAGTTATATTCAGCTGGGTTTTCAATTAGGCTTTCGTTGATAAAAATGTTAAGTTTTCCAGATTCATCAGTTTTAAACTCCAGAACTAGATTCTTTAAAGCTGTTGATTTAATTCCATTTTCAGTTTCAACAAATCCCATTTTATAGAAAGATTCACATAATGTATAAAAAGAAGAGTATCTATCTTTAATATAATCAGCATCCATTTCATAGATTTTAGAAGAATTAGATTCAGATAAGATATTTCCTTTTTTAAGTTCTTTTGTGCTAATTGCCATGAATTTATCATCTACATATGTTAATACTGTGTTTTTACCAGTCTTTAATGTAGGTGAAATAGTATTATTAATTTTACAAATTCCATTACCTACTCCTAATGTAAAGTTTTCTGCATTTTTAGATTCAATAACCGCTAGTCTACTTAATAAATTGTTTAAAATTGGAAGTTCTCCATTTAATCTATATCGTATAGCTTCACTAGAATAGGATCCTTCGGCTAGCATTTTACTTAATCCTGCAATTTCGCTTTCGTACATTTTAGTGTTTGAAAGCTTCATATTATTAATTGCGTCTAGAACCATTAGCTTTTCAACATTATTATTAATATAGTTTGAAAT